TTTCGTTCTCCCCCCTGTTTCAGCCCGGAAATTTCTCTGACGGCGATTCATCCGCGCGCACATATGACAAACTGCCCATTATAAATAATTTTCTTGAATGCGCCCTTAAAAACCGTTGACAAAAACTGTAAAACACTATAAAATAATATGGTAGTTTTGCAGAGATGGCTGAGCGGCCTAAGGCGCACGACTGGAAATCGCAAACCATCTACATATAGTACTTTTTAAATTTAAAAATACACAATATATTGCGTTTTCGATACTTGAAAAAATTGTACCCATACCGTACCCAATGATGAAATTTGTTTTAAACTGCTCTTTTAAAGGGCAGTTTTTTTATAATATTTTTGGAAAACTATTGACAAATTTTACCAAGTCGGTTACGATATAAGTAAGGAGGGAACTGCCAATGCAAACGATAGCAAATCCTTGAAATATCTAAATATTTATCAAGGAGCGTTACCCCCTATGAATATGCAGTTTTCATTTTCAAATAAATTCCAATATGAAAATAATCTAAACGGCTATACATCAACTGTCTCTATAACTGAACCCCAGTTGCAAAACATATTTCATATTTTAGACGTGCTGTTATGTGACCCGCCGAATTACCATTGCAGACTTCGTAACGATAAGGATGATGAAATATATTTGTGTTTTACAATCTTGAATGATATCTAAATAAGCAAATGGATTATTTCAAGGATTTGTTTAGAGGGGAGACAAACGTCTCCCCTCGATTTCTATCCTTTATAAAATATATTTAGACACAAACTATTGACAATTACAATAAAATGATATAAAATAAAGATACAGAAAGGGTAACACCGTTTAACGGTTAGCCTTGGTATGGATTAATAAAAAATAACCGCGACCTTGGCTGGGGGCGGTTATTTTTTTATGTCCTTGTCCTTGAGTATTTTATACACAACGAGCAAGCAGAGCAACAAAATTATGTACTCCATTGACATCACCTCCTTTGCGCTAAACGCAGGAAGTGCTAACCGCCTCAGGTTACCCCTCTGTACCTACCACCTTTCGGTGATATATTTATTTTAACATATGTCTTTCTATTATGCAAGCAATAAAATTAAATTTAGACACAAACCATTGACTTTTTGAGTAAAATGTATTACAATAAAGGTAAGAGATAAGGCTTAACGCGTGAGCCTAAATGTAGTTTAATCGCCCTCTGTTGCAACCAGGGGGCGGTTAGTCTTTTTTATTGAGTTCTTTGATAATCTTATAAACAAGTACCAAAATTACAATTGTGATAACGTGTTCCATGATACCACCTCCTTATAAGAAGTGCTCACGGAAACCTTATCCCTTCCTTAATTGGCATTAAATTACCCGCCCCCTATTCAGAGGCGGGTGTTTTCTTTTTATCAGGCGTTGTTTCGCACCATTTCATGAAGCGTTCCTGTTCGTCGGCTTTGGCGCCGAGTTCGGCTACCTCGCGTACTGCGGACATGTTATAGCCGCCTACCATACCCCAAGTACCTGAGCATAGAAGAATAACAATTTTAACAAGGCATGTGACCACCGTTGCAAACGACGGATCCGCTATGATGTCCAGCGCCATGGATACAGAAAACAGCGAAGTTATTGCAGTCGTGATAAGCGTCTGTAGTGTTTGCAAGTGAATTATCGTCTTTGTCTTTATCCCTCCCGAAGGAGAAATACGGCGACCGTTCCTGTCGTACACTGATAAATAACTTTCGTCATATTTTAAACGCTTGATCTTTTTTGCCCGAATGATAGTCTTTATCTGGAATTCAGAAAGTTCGGTACATTTTGATAACAATTCTCTCTTCCCATATTTACAGTACCGTTCGTTAAACTCATTCAGTTTTATTCCTGATTCGGAGAGTATACGCTCCCGCGTAATGTCCAACTCCCGGTCTTCCCATTCATGGCAATACTCCGCCGTACGTCTGGCATATCCTTCCGAAACGATCCGCGAATTGTTCTTTTCGATACGTTCAACAGCCAAATTATATTTATCCGTCCGTTTTCCTTTCCTGCGGCTGAACGAACGCAGCAAAAGAAAGACTGCTACCGTACAGGCATACATCAGAACGCCCTCAAAGCCGACGTCTTTCCAACTGATATCCGAATTAAACGATACCTGCGTCATGTACACCATGAAGATGACGACGAGCAGTACCGCCACGACGGTCAGCGTAATGCCGTCGATAAAATCGGAGAATGCGCGGTTCTTTCTTAAAGGAATTTTCTCGTTATCGATCTCGATCATTCCTTATCCTCCTTCATGACGAACGCTCCGCTCCTGACGTTGGCTTTGATACTCTCGCTCCATCTCGCATACTTTCTGTGCTGCGCCCACAGGATACAACTCACGACGCTTCCGAGCGCCGCCGCGCCCTCGATCCAACAGAACATATACGCATAACTCTGGAACACGTCGAACGTGAAAAAAGCGGCAAGCGCCACGAACACCACGGCGAGGATATTGAACATGGGGAAATGCGCGAAGAAGGCGCGGAATATCCCCATTAAAAAGGGAATCGCGTTGATGAACACGATCCCCAGCCCTATCGCTATTTTAAACCCTTTCGCCGCTTCTATCATCGGAAAGAACACCGACGTCACTATGATAAACGGCAGAAAATACGCGAGCACGCAAAACACGAAATACAGCCATTTTTCTTTGCGATAACTCTTATACCCGCTCATTGCTCCAACCTCTTTTCAGCCTCTTCCAATTCCTTGACGTTCTCCGAAAACTTTTCGTTCGTACCCATCAGAGCCTTCTGCGCACGGATGACCGCGATCAGCGCGGAGGACTGTTGGTTACTTCCCTGAAACAGTTTCTTAAACAGTTCCGCGATTCTATGTACGAGTTTTTTACCGAACAATGCCGCGACGATCACGAGCACGACCGCCAGCGCGGGCGCCCACACGGAAGCGTACTCGCCCAGCCATGCGACGAATTTCTCCCAACCGTTTTTATAATCTTCGGGCAGATTCTCTCCGAGCGAAAGAAGATACGCTTCCACGCTTCCCCACTCCTCGATTATCCTATTATAATATAGTTCGTAATCTTCGCCGTATTTGTCTTTGAGATATGCGACGAAACTGTCAACGAGTTTCTGAATATCGTTCCCCTCTTCGGCTTCATTATCGGGGTTTTGAGGTGTGTTCTCTTCTCCTTCGGTAACTTGCTCGGGCGGCAAGGTTTCCTCGGCGTAAGCCCTGCACACGCCCCCGAAACAGAGCGCGGAAAGCAATATTACGAGCGTCAATACGATCAGTCTTTTCATGTTCATTCTCCTTTGATAAATTTGATCTCTTCGTCGGACAGCGCGGTTTTATCGAATCCGAAACCGTTCAGGAAGTCCTCGAACGAACCGCTTTCGAGATAGACGTTTTCACGGTAATCTTTGTAAGCGAACTTCATAAGCGCAAGCGTGAGTTTACGCTCTTTCGCAGCGCGTTCCTCTACGAGTGCGGTCATGCGTTCTTCCGTTTCTTTCACATATGCAATTCTGCTCTCGCGCTCTTCGTTAAGCCCGCGCTCCAAAGCAGAGATCCTTTGTTCCATCTGCGCCAGTTCGGGGAAAGCTTGAAAGCCCGTTTCCAATTGAGTAACGAGCAGGTCTTCCACGGGAAAACGCTTGACCTCCGTGCCCTTGCTGTAATGGATTACAACGCAGGTAAAGCGCCCCGCAACGAGTTTCTCACGGGGAATGCTTACGCGGTTATTTGCCGCCGTTACCGTGTTCTCGGAGCACTTCACGTTGTTGCAATACGCAAGGAAACGGAACTCGCCGCTGTACGTGGGAATACCCTGCAATTCGATCTCCAAATCCCCCATAGGAAAGGGCGATACGTCTCCGTACCGCCCCATGCCGTTTTGTTTTAAAATTATCGTTTTCATGTTTTACTCCTTTAACCATGCGGGCATTTCGGGCTCGCTCAGCGTCTCGGGCGCATCCAGCCATGCCTGATACCATGCGTCGAGTTCGGTTTTCTGCGATTCAGTCAGTTTGTTGTACCAGAGTTGACCTCGGTTGATTATAGGAAAGCATTCGTATTTACGCCTTTCCCTTATATCATCGGCAACGATTTCGGTATCTCGTTTGGCAATCTCGACGCCATCCTCATATTCGTTGATGTCATACTGCCTATGCGTTTTCCACCATTCGCTGATGGATTCTGCTTCCGTTAACGGATATTTCACTCCTGTTTGATATTCCATGTTTCCTCCTTTACATTCCAAAGATTTGCAGCCCATCTACTTCTGAAACCGTGTCTAAATAGAAAGATGTGTTGCTTGTAGTATATAACGCAATATATTTTGAAGAGGCGCTTGTACTCATATTCAAGCAAAGTTTGTTAGATGAACTCGAACGCGCAGAAAACTCACTTCTTGGAATCAAAAAAGGATAATATAAAGCGCCTCCTTTTAATACACACAATAGCAAGTTATAGCTTGAATAGTTACTCATGCTTTTTGTCCCAGTAGTCAATGAAGTCGATTCATACAAAGAAACTCTTTTATTAAAAAAATTGTTCTCCCAACCGGGTGCACCCGTACCATTTGCTACTAAAACAGCCCCCGGTGTTCCGCCTGTTGTCGGGGCATATATATTCGTAGACGAAGTATATGCTTTGCTCCCGTTTATCGTAGGCGTTCCGTAATAAATATCTCTGACAGTCGGCACGTTTGTATCCGTAGAAGATAATGCGCTTGCACTGCTACTGTCGCTGACTGCTTTTGCACAAGCATCGTCTAAGGTATACTCTATTGGTTGAGGTTGCCCGTTATCCCTAATATATACCGGAAGTTTAGAATTACCTGAGAATGAAAAAGGTTCCATAATCCTCCATTCTCCCCAGCTCACGTTAAATGAGCGCCGCTGCACTATTGCGTTTTCAAGACATTCTTGATAACCCCATGAGTTTGAGCCGTTAGAAAACATCCGTTGATAAACAAGTTTTATTCTCGCGCCAAGAGGAGTATTTATAGTAAAACCAGACTCGTTATAAAAATAACCTAATACTTTAGGTAAATTGTTCAGGTCTGTTTCAGTCGTCTCATAATACGGTACAGGCGTAAAATTATCTCCGTTTTTATCTTTTATAATTAATTTACCGTTTTCAAAGACTTTCTGCCCTGTAATCGTCTGGTCAGTATTCGTTGACATCATGTTTTTTACAGGCGTAGTGCCGTCTATGACGTTTTGTACCATTTTTGTTGTTGCCGGTGTTTGTATTGCCATTTTATCCTCCTTAATTTAATATCAATAAATTTGCCGGGATTGCCGCTGTCGGCGTGCTTGCACAGGAGATCGTTATACTTCCCGCCGCTTGCGCCGTCAGACGGATGTTGTTCGATATGAACGCCGCCGCGCTTGCGTCGCTTGAAAACAGTTCTACATGGCTGCTTGCAGTTACGTTTCCTATCGCGGCATAATCCGAAGCCGTCAAAGTTACCGCATTGCTTGACCATTTCGTCGTCGCAATGGAGATAGCCGTATCGGAAGAAGACGCGGCACCGATATTCGTTCGCGCCTGCTTCTGTTGTGCCGCTGTAAGCGTTTGAGCCGTAAAATGAACTGCATTCGGGTCGTTCGAACTCGACGTATTGATCGTAACAGCAACCTCTGCCGCGCCCGTATAAGTCTTCTCTACACCGTCTATCGTTAGTTTCAAAGCATTCGCAACTTTGTCTGCGGTGGTGGCTTTTGTTGCCGTGGCAGCCGTCGTTGCCGAGGTTGCCGTTGTCGCGGCATCTGCTTTATTTGCGTTTTTAGCCTGTTCAACGGGCGTAGTTCCGTCAATCACGCCGTCTATACGTTTCCCCAACGCAGTATCTGAGGCAGTCCTTTCGCTCTTTTCTGTATCTATCCTCGTACCAAGCGCCTCGTCCGCAGTTGTCCTGTCGGTAACTTCCTGATCTATACGTTTACCGAGCGCAGTATCCGCATTGGTTCGGTTAGTGATTTCAGAGTTCAACGCAGTCTGGCTTGCCCTCGAGGTATCGACCGGGTGCACGTGCGCTCCGTCTGCATAAGTGTTTGTATTACCTATCGCAGCGGTACCGTTCATCAAAGGGACTGTGGTCGATTTCGGCGTCAGTTGATCAGGAACAAGGTCGTCCGACTTATTCCATTGATTTGCCGTAGGCGAACCCCATATCCAAATATAAGACTTTTGACCAGCGTCCGCCACATAGGCATAATCATTCGGGGTCGCAGTAGGATATTCTGCCTTTAAATCCGCCTCGCTCGCGAAATATCCGCGAAAATGTGCCTCATTCGTGATTTGTTCCCGTATCCCGTCAATGGCTGTCTTATTTTCGTTTATCGCCCCCGTAACGGTCTTTGCGGTCGTTGTAAGGGAATTATCGTTGATGTTCTGTTTCAGGTCAAGAGCCGCCTGTTGGGCGGTAGAAACGGGCTTGTTCGCGTCCGAAGTATTATCCACGTTCCCGAGACCGATATCGCTTTTCGCGATCGTTTGCGCCGCAGAGCCGTCATAGGTTTTACTGCCGAATGATAATTTATTGGCGACCTTGTTTGCTGTCGTTGCATTATCCGCGTTGGTCGCATTATCCGCATTGGTTGCATGGGTTGCATTGGTCGCGTTATCCGCGTTAGTCGCATGGATTGCATTATCCGCATTTGCCGCTGTATCCGCACTCGATGCTTTATTCGCATTTGTGGCGTTACCCACCGTCATTTCAGGGTAAGTTCCGTTTGTTTCCGCTATATTTACAGGTTTTATGCTTACGAAACAGGTATAGTTTTCCGAAGAAGAACTCGTACCTACAACAATACTGATTCGGGCATAAGTCTCCGTTTCATTTCCGTATTTACCTATCTCATCTAAAAATACGGCGGTTGAATTTCCCATGCTGTCGTTTACGTTCAATACAACACGCGGAATCTCAAGTTTTTCTTCACTACCGAATAAGCCGATTCGAAATATGCAATCTGTTTTTTCAGATATAGCCGCCGCACCCTGTTCGCTTGTTAAGTCTATACGTACCGACTCGCCATTTGCTAACTGATCTGTCTGCTCCTCGCTCAAGTTTATCTCGACAAAATATACCTGTTTTTCTGCGGAAATGGTATTGTCAGAACTTATAGAAATCCCTTCTCCCATGCGTAGTTTAGGTTGATAGTAGGTATCGATCTGATTCCCTATGCCGTCGTTTTTTGCGTTTGTCGCATTGCCTACTGTCATTTCGGGATAGGTTCCGGAGGTGTCATTTTCGTCGAGCAGTTTTTTATAATAATTGTGATTACTGCCGTCATCAATTACACCGTCAATTGTTCCGTACTCATTTGCCCTTCTATCATAATAATTTAGCGTACCGTTACTATACCGTATACGAGGATAGTGAATTTTCGTCGCTGAATTAGAACGCTTTATCGGAAAAGGCAAATCGTAATACTTGTCTTGTTCCGTTTTTAAATATTCATAATAGATAGTCGTATATAAATTATAGGTTGTTGCGTTACTTTTAATTGCCGTTTCACATGCCTCTATGGAATCATAAACACTACTAATATATGTTTCCCTACTTATTACTGATAGGTTATATTCATAATAATCGCTTCCTTCTCCCGCAATACATTTAGTTATTTCCGTCTTCGTCCAAATGATTACGTACTGCGATTCAGGCTCTTGTTTCTGAACGATATAATACCATTCATATCCCGCCTCAGGCGGATAAATGGTATTTTCAGCCGTCTGATAAACCTTCCGAACATACGCCGACTTATCTGTATCATTAAAAATCACATACGGAGATGTTTCCGTCGGAGGGCTGAGCGGATCGGACTTTGGCTGTATAACGCCCAAATCCGTTGTTCCTACGGCATCAATATTTTCCCGCGCCTGTTGTTGCTGTTCAGCCGTTAAAGTTTGTGCGGTAATCTTGACTGTATTGGAAGAAAGTTCGTCTATACGCCCGCTCAGCGCACCGTCTGCCTGTTCCCTTGCCGCTGTCTCGTCGTTTATCTTCGTCTGTAAAGCCGTATCCGCCTGCTGTCTCGCCGTGATTTCCGCATCCAACGCCGTTTGGCTTGCAAGCCCGTCTATTAAGTCCGCTACGGGTATGCTTATCGTTTGCCCGTTGTTCAACGTCAGGACGATGGACTTTGTTTCCGCATCATACGAACCGCCGACTACAACCGATTCCAACGGTAAATCTATTGAGCCTGTCGACAACACCGTTCCGTCTTTGCTTATCAGTTTTAATGTTACGATATAGGTGCTCGAGTCTATCGTCAGTTCCAAGGAATGACCCGTTTCCCTGTCTATCTCCACTTTGGTATAATAGCCGCTCAGTGTGGGTAATTCATTGCGAAACGTGACCTGAATAAATATCCCGAGCGATGTAGCCGGCACCGTTGTGCACGAGAACTCGATTGCTGTTTCGGGATCCGTGACGATTCGGGCGGTGATGCCGCAGTTGATGTAATCCGCCGCACTTACGTCCATGGGATAGATACTCACGTCCTGCCCTGCCGTCAGGTCTTGTATCTTCACGATTTGCTTATTGTTTGCCCAACCGTCTGCGGGTAACGTGCGGAAATAGAGTTTATCTACGTCCGTGATGAGGTTCGCGCTTCCGAGGTATGTTTTTACCCCGTCTATCCACGCCCAGAGTTCAAACAGATTGCTGTCCTGATTCGATACGATGGCGTAGATATAATCGGGATCTCCGACCTCGGGAAGTTCGGGCACGAATTTGATGATTCGGTTTGCTAAACTTGCCAGATCGCTCGCGGACTTCGCCGCTTCCTCCGCACTCTTCGCAGCCTCTTCCGCAGAGTCTGCCGCCGCGTCCGCCAAGTCTTTCAGTTTCTGAAAGTAAGCCTCGGATATCTCGTCAAAACTAACGACTTCCTCCCAATACTCGGAATTGAGTTTCCCGTCGATATAAGGTTCTTCTTTATTGTTCGTCCGGATGGACTTGACAAATGCTCCGAATTCCCCGACAGGATAAAAAGTAATTTCGTTCGCGCCGTATGTGTACTCTGAGTTCCAAGCGTAGATTGCACGGGCGGCAAAAGCCCCGTTATTCAACTGCTTCTGCAACGACGCGATAACACTCAATATTTGCTCGTACACGTCTGCGCTTGGTTCATCTGGGAGTACGGCGGGCACTCCTTTGGCGACCTGAAACGACGTCGCGCTCGTGGCTGTGATCATGCCGTCTACTTCCGTATAGAAATAGAATTGTGCCGTGACTGTGCCGTAGTACTCCGTGATCTCCGACGGAATGGCATACGTCCAACCCGAATACTCTTCGCCCGTTTCTTTGTTTATGATGCCCTGCAAGGAATTCTGCTGCGTCATGGGTTTTGCTTCCGTTACGATACCGTTGGGCAACTGAAACGCCACGGAAGCCGTAAGTCCGCTCGCAAACGGCGCGATGAGATAAATCGTGTTCGTATTCGCCGCGCCTTGGTAAACAGGCGACGGCAGGCTTTTGATGATCGTGCCGTCGTTGTCCACAAAAAATATCATGCTTTAATCCTCCTTGGGTTGTATGCCCGTTAATTCCGTGTATTCCTCGAACAGCGAATGACCGTGGTTCAGTTCGTCCTGCGTCTTTTCTTCCGTCTCCGCTTCCAGTTTCTCCAACAGTTCCATAAACTCGGGCAAGTCCGAACATATCTCTTTCGCCTTTCGGATAAGGTTCAACTGTTCCGTGTAACCTTTCACTGCATCCGCTTCCATTTTGTTGTTGTACATGAGCATTGAGCCGAGTTCGAGCAATACGTTCTCCTGCTCGCCCGTCATCTGATCTCCGTCCATACGTCCTCCTTGAATATCTTTCTTTTTTTGGTAAAATAAATCGGCGTGAACTGCTGTCCCGCCGATATTTCCATGTTTTGCGCGATCAACACGTCTCCGCCTTTTACCTCGCTCTGCGTGAATACGTTTCCCTCTTCGTCCTCAACTTTTTCTTCTTTTCCCAAAGACTGCTGCGTCACGATCGCCCATGCCTTTCCGTTTGCGGGGAAGTTTCCTGCAGTTACGCTGAACTTTCCCGAGCCTGAATTGATAGCAATATCCATGCTCGGCAATGTCGAAAGGTCGACGTCAATGCTTCCCTGCACGTGGTTGATAAACTTATTTAAAGGCTCGTCAAACACGTAAAGTTTTGCCGCGAGGGATTTATCTACCCCGCGCACTAACGGGCAGTACGCCGCCAATGCCGAGCCGATAATGAGGTTCTGCACGTTCGTTACGAAGTCTATCTGGATATTCCCCTGCAATGCCTCCCGGTTGTCTTTACGGAGGATATACGGTGTTAGCCCAACCGTCGAAAAATAGCCGCTCGAAGATGTTGCTATTTTTGATTGAGGTAAACCTAACGCTATTCTATCTTGGTTCCCTGCATTAGATTGTTCTCCTTCTTCTTGTAAATCAAAATTGTAGTAATAACTTTTTCCATAATAATCCGTGTATTGATAATTATTTTGAAAATAACCACTTACAGTCAAATCTTTGCCATGAATAACTGAATAAAATGTATTTTCTTTATACTGTGAAGTGGAACCAGCGGAATAGTTATCTTCATGTCGCCATGCAAATGAAATGGAATTACCAAATGCAGATGAAATAACGGAATATTGAGCAACAGGTAAATTATAATTTTTATAAGAACTGCCCCATGCTACTATATTTGTTAAAGATTTGGTATCTCCTTCCTGAATAAATGTATTTGAAATAGCACTTAAAAAATTATCTCCAATTAAGCTATCGCTATCAGGATCTTCTTCCTTGCCAACAACTATGTACTCACGAAATAATAAATTTCTTTCTACTGCTTGGTTTTGCGATACTTCCGAAAAACGTTTGACCGAGGAGATGCCAATATATTGAGACAACCTGTTGAAGTCCTTTGACAACCCTATCGTACACTTGATATAGGTCGGCAGATACTCCACGGAAACCGCAGAGATATAATAGTCATCGTTGTACATTTGCCCTGCTTTAGGGATATCTGCAAGCCTTGCAAGATTATACGTTATGGACTTCTCCACATTCCCGATACGGGCGATTACGCCCTTTAAGTTCTCTCCGTAATAACGGCTTTCGATCACGTTCGATTGCTGATTGTAAATAAGCGCAGCACCGTACGGATAGTCAGGGTAATAGGTCTTTGTTTGCCCCACACGCGCGTTATAGAATGGTGTATAGGTCACTCTAAATGCCAACAGAGGAAATTGTGAATATTGGGTACTCTCTGGATCATTGGGATTATAATTATACTCATAAAGATTTATTTTAGGATTACCTGTAGCTTGCCTTAAAATATTTATAATCGCATATTTTTCAAAAACTGGATCTATAGGGTTTTCAGGTTTAAAATTTAACGCCGAGATATTCTTTTGCCCTTGTGTATACGAAAGTCCATATGCTTTTGAATACGGATATTTTGAATCAAACGAAGATAACTGCGAATTATATACCGAAGATTCAAATACCCATGCTGTTAAATCAATGTTTTGCCCCTCATTTAAAAAGCCCGTTATATATCCACATTCAAGTTTCTCGATACTATAAATAGGATATTGTGTAGGGATAAGCATATTTGCATCCGTTATACGTACATACATCATTTCTGTCCTAACAGACTTATATCCACCCCTATATGGTTCTATTATTACACCAGTCAATTTATCTGTTTGGTTTACAAGATTTTCAGCATTGCTGTCTAAATGTGAAGCATAACTATCAATAACTTGCGAAACTGTATTTTTTATATATTTTTTATGAAATACATGGCTTTTTTCTGCCTGACCATATAGGTCAAAAGATACCTCATAATAAAACTTCCCATCGCTGTCTTTTTTTATATCGAGTCGCGGCTCCCCGTGTATCACCTTGCCGCACTCTTGTAAACACTCGCGCAAAGTCTGTTTAGTAAATGAAAACTGAGGAGCAAGTATTTGGTCAAACTTTGCTGCTTGCGACCCTTCTTGAATTACGCCTTCCTCGTTTACCCCCTGTAATCTAAAACGCGGTTTTTCTCCTTGACGTATAGGCTCACAAAGATCTAAGGTGCGTCTAATTACATCTGTTATAGTCCATTTCTTTAAGGGGAACCTATTTGTTACAACAATAATGCTATAAGTAATTGTATTTTTATAAACAACAGTTTCACTCCCGACCGTTTGCCTAATCTCTAATTCATAATAAGCCTCGTATGTCCCATCTTCAAGCACTGTTCTAAAATCATCAGTATCGCCGCCAGACTCACCTGTTGAACCATCAATAATACTGATTCTATAATCTATTTGTTCATTGTTATGTGTAATTTTTTGCGTCCAAATATAAACAAATAAACGACCAGGGGTTAAATAAGGGTAGATTTTACGTCCGTTAAAGAATGTAAAATAGGTTCCAGACGGTAACGGAGAAAGATACGATTCCGGAGTAACAGCAGGTAAATTATATTCCTCTTTCTCATCCCCTTCAACTGGTTTAATATTCCCCGAATATAATCTTCCTAAATCATTTGTAAATGTAATCGTATCCACCACAATACATTCCATGATTTTTGTAATTTCTATCAGATAAATATCATGATCCCATAAATTAGATCCTATAGGATTTTCGGTTACGTTTGTATCATTTGCTACAACAAATCTTTTTATAACTTTTTGTTCATCAATAGTTTGGTTTCCGTAATACAAACTATTTTTAAGATGTATTTCTACCGGCGTTAGAGGCTTAAAATTTTTAACAGATGAATGGCGAATCGATAAGTAGCATTCATCTAATTGTTCATCTAAAAGGTTTGCCCATTTTAGCGGCAGCACACAAGAATTAGTAATATTAATGCCATTAATGTAAACAGCGTATTGATTTTTTACAGCCATATATAAAATCTCCTTGTTTTTTTAAAATTTTTATGTTAGAATAAAATAAAAAACGAGGGTCAATATGAAAAAAACATTATTGTTTATTCTGCCTCCTCTTATGATTTTAATCATTGCCGTTTTAAATACTTTTTTATTAAATGCTGCAGTTTTTAATGGGACTTATAAATTTAAAACCGACGAACAAACAATAATATTTGAATTTAATGGTTCGAATTATTGTCTTAGAGAAAACAAAGACGGAAACAATTCAATAATCGATAAAGGGAAAATTTCTATTGACAACTCAGATTATACAGCAAAACAATTAATCACTTTTAAACCAGAAACAGGGAACCCTGAAACAGGGAACTCTGCTGAGTATAAATGTAAAAGATTAAATGTATTTGCAATCGAATATAAAGATCAAATATTTTATAATAGTTCAGCTATTACATTACAAGTATTAAGTTTGCTAACCATTGTAAGCGGATTTGTCTTTGTTTCTGTGGTATATTTTAGATACAGCCATAAAAAATAATATACATTCAAGAACGTAAAGGACTGCGAGTAAACGGCGGTTTTATTACAAATTGCCTATGTGGTATTATTGAAAAAAGAGGTATGTTATGAAACCAAGTAAATTCTTTTGTTCGGGTATGGCAATAATATTTTTAATTTTTAGCTTAATAGGTTTATCATCTTGTGCCCACAAACAAGATGATGAAAAACAATGGAGTGTTGGCTTGTCTTATACAATTAGTGAAGACGGTAAACATTATATCGTTGATGGTCTTGGAGATTGTGTAGATCCAAACGTTTATATCCCGCCGATATATAATGGTTTACCCGTTACAGAATTAAGCGGTTTTAATTATATTGATACTCGCTTCCGCTTATATTTACCCAATAGCATAACTAAAATAAATGATGGTTCTTTTTATGAAAGTTCAGGTCTTGTGGCATTAAACTTTGGGAATAGTGTTAAAAATATTGGTTTTGAAACTTGCAATTTTGGCTCTGTCCCTTCAATCTATTATGAAGGAACTTTGGAAGAGTGGTGTGAAATAGATATCGAAAATGTTCATTTTGGTTCAAATATTCACATACAGAACGAATTAGTAACAGAACTTATAATACCTAAAACTATATCAACAGTCAAAAGAGGTACTTTTTATTCTTTTACAAATGTAACAAAAATTATTATTCCAACAAATGTATTAAATATAGAAGAATATGCTTTTTCAAATTGTTTAAGTGTAGAAGAGTTTTACTTTGAGGACATAACTAGCATATGGCAATTCAATCTCTATCAGCAAACAATAAATTTTACAGCAAAAGAATTAAATAATGGAGTTGCTTATAAATATTTAATCGGAGGTTCTGGACCTAAAAACACAGGATATCCTTGTTCAAAACTTTCTTAAAATATTGTTCTTCTAATATAAAGGACGGCGAGTAACCGTCCTTTTTTATTGGTTCGGGCTTCTTCTCCCTGCCGTTCCCGCACGAACATTCGCCATGCCGATGGAGATATTTTCAAGGCTTTCCTGCGTGCGCAAGGTGTTGGCATTCTGGGAAATTTTAATAACGCTGTTTATGCCTGCCGCAACCAAACCGATCGCAACGGCGGGGAGATTTCCCGTAGCGATACCGCCCACGACAGCCGCACCGATGCCTACCCCTTTCTTTGCCATGGAATAACCGAATTGCAGTTTCTGTTCGTATTCCCTCGCGCCCGTACGCAGTTCTACTTGAGATACTTCATAGCCAATCAGTTTATCCGCGGTCGCCGCTATGGAAGAGTATGACACAAGCCCCATAAGAGCCTTTGATGCGCCCTCTGCGCCCTTATCCCCCTGTGGTTTGGAAGATGTTCCCGCGCCGCCGTTTTGCCCCGCTACGGCGCTCTTAGAGCCTGTAAAATCCTCCGCATGAATATATAGATGATAAGTGTTTTCAGCCATTTTTCGCCGCCTTTATCACCTCAAAAGTCGCAGTAGAGTTTGTGACCGTTGCCGCCGTTGAAGTGATGAGATAGATATAATACTGATCGCTTTCCTCGTCGTACACAAAATCCTGCTCGGATAATGAAACCGCTTGCGCATCGTTCATGTCCCTCACCTGCCCACAGATATAACCTGTACATTCCGTAATGTTAAAAGTCATATTTTTATAGTCGGAAGTACTGAACGCGAATCTTCCGACCTGAAAATAATCAGGCACGCCTACGAATAAAGGGTTATCCACCATTTCGACCATACTGCCCGTGATCCCCGCAAAGGTTATCCCCTGCGCGTCGGTTATCAGGCTGTCAAACATCATGAGATACTGGGCGACATTCCCGTCCCCGTACTGCAACCGCACGAAATGCGAAACGTTGGGATCGCCGTGCAAAAGGAACTCTTTCGCCTGTTGCGTGGTATTATCACTATTTGCAGGCATTGCGAAATCAATAGACAGCGCACTCGCCGTGGAAATGTTTTTGACAATGAGGTCGCCCGAATACACATCGTTGGAAAGACGGTTGCTGCGCCCGATTTTGACGCTTTGATACGGAATAGTAACCCCGTCCACGGAAACGATTACATCTTTTGAATTGACGCCGCCTTGCAGGAAATAGCACTCGATATAGACCGATACGGTAACATTTTTCCCGAGTTGCGACGCCATGCCGACGTCACCCGTCAGACACGTGCCCGCACGGAAACTGATACCGTATTCGATTTCACCGTCTATGAACGTAAAGGTCTGCGCGTTCTCAAAGTATTTATTGATCGCGCTCACGACCCTGTCGACGAATTTATACTGACCATTTTCAATTTCCTGCAATTCTGCCGCCTTTTGTTCGGCATTCGTACGGGGAGTTTTGGTCGGAACGGAAAACCCCAAGGAAAGCCCGTTCACGCCCATGACCAATAAATTTGCCTCGTTCGCGGAGGAGTTCGTTTGCAAAATTCCCGTAATATACGAAATCACCGTATTGCCGTTACGTACGGATTTTGCTTTCTTTCCGACCGTTGCCCAGATCTTAAATTGTATTTCGGGATCGTTGAGTATCCCGTTCAAGCCGTTTTCAAATATTTCCGCAAGTTGTACAAGCGTGATCATTCTCTTAAATCTCCTTTCAATTTCACCGCAAGACGCTGCATGAACGTCTCGCACCATTCGTTCCACCAACCCTCGTTCGGATTTTGCTTTCCGTGCCATTTCTCCGACAGCCAAGGCTCATTTGTATAAGGCGTATACGGCGCTTCGTCGAAATCCATGTAAATGTGGAATACCCCATTGAATATTTCGTATTTGAGAGCATTCGACGCCATATTTCCCGTGTCCCACGGAATGAAGATAGATTGCCTCAGTTCCTCTACCGTTTCGATACAAACGTTAAATAGTTCTTGTTCAGTCATTTTAAATCCCAAGGGTTCTCGTCGTCTATCGAGAGCCGTAACACATACGAAACGGAAACGGGAGTACCAAACAACCGCAAAACCTGCTTGGGCGCGTCTTGAAAATCTTTGGCGACCTGTTGGATCAGAAATATCGTTCCATCCTGTGTAACGACTGTACCTCCGACTTTATAATCCAACTGATCGTTGGTGCGGATAGCCGTCTCTCCTGCATCGAAAGACTGAATATTGCCGAACAATCGACGGTAGGAACGGGACAAGGGGTCTACGTATTCGTAATTGAATTTCTGCGCGCCTTCCTCGGGGGAATCGAACGTTTCTTTGTAATAACTGCCTGTGGCGGTGTATCTGCCGCGCGGCGTAAATAAATCAAGACTATCTCTCACCATTTCGGCACCTCGGTAACTTCCCTCTGTAAAGAATGCACACACCTAATTCAGGTACGGTGACGTTCAACTCCCTGATTGCGGCAGGCGATATCGCCATGGCTCGTTCGTTGATATCCAGCGAATCGTCCAATATACCGACTTTGAACATATACATGACCTGCTCGATCATTGCCTTAAACAGGATCTTACGCAAAGAATCCAATGTGGATATGTAATGATCCTGCAATGCGTTGTCCGCGTTGAAACCATGAATGTAACCGTAGATCATATTGCTGGTTTTATAAGTCACATAATTGATTTGAGTTTCGGGGGCGATGCCGGAAGTATCGCTCAATCTCGAACGTACATCTACGCCGAAATATACAAGCGCATCTTTCGTCAATACGTATTGATTTAGCAATTCATCGTATCGGATTAAATCATTGATTTTAAGAGAAGCATTATCTATCATAAAAAAATCTCCTTGACTTTTTTTCGTTTTGAGCATATAATATAAGTGCATTGAAAGGTAAGTAAAATCGTTTCGGACGTTGTGGGCGAGGGTGAAAGCCATGTCAGCATTTACTTCAATTCAATGTTAACTAACGTATTGAGATAATATCTGTGTAATCGTTTCGGACGTCTCCCCGCGGGGTTGGATTTTTTCCTTCATGACATGCGTACACCGTAAAACTCAATACGTTATTTTTTTATATACATAGCGGTTACACGAATTTCTCCGTATTTTTTACTATCTGTTATGGCTTCTGCCACGGCATATACTGACCCAATTTTTTTGGTAAAAATAATTTGCTTAGCGTTTTCTCCATAACGATTTTTGTATTCATTAGATAGATCTGGTCTCCCATTTTTTGTCGCAAGTTCAACGGAATCATAATTTTCTAAAACATAATTCATAATCCCATAATTACTCAAATCTGCCATATCGTTATTGGCTTGCCCATTTTCCCCATGCCTTTTATCAACATGTTGCTTGATTCTTTGTGCAGTAATTATACTTTTATCGGCATATAGTTTCTCTCCGGTCAAACGCTCGATATCCTTTCTCTGCCTGTCTGTAATCTTCCCCACGGTATAATACTCCGTGGGTTTTATTTTGCCCTCGATCGCCTCTTTGGCAAATTCGACCAACTTTGTATCGCAAGCGTCTGCTAAGTCGCGTAATATTTTTCGGCGCGTTTCCGCTTGTTCCTTTGCTTGTTTCCGTAGCTTTGCGGGATCAGAATTCAATTCGTCTATGTAACTCATGTATAACGGCTTAACCAACGGGTCAATATCGTCGTCATCCATAATATCTTGATGCGTCACGGCAAACTTACCGTCTTTATCGCGAGGGTGTTTTGATTCGTCAAACATTTCGTGTCCCCTTTATTTTAATTTTTGGAAAGGGGCTCGGTAAAGCCCGAACCCCTCAGAGAGCTATTTAGCCCGCAGCCTTGCTGCCGGGCGCAGTGATGGTGAGGGCTGCCGCAGGAGCCGCCGTGCCGTTCTTGATAATAGGCACGATACCCTTGCCGTAGCAGACGTTGATACCCCAACGGGTCTTGGGCTGCAAACGCTTGCCCGCGCCGTCAGGCGAATCGATGATCTTGATATAATCCTGTCCGCTGATACCGCGGTCGGTAGCGGAAGCCGCGCAAACCATCGCCTGCGTCGCAGCGAACGCCGCCGTTGCGCCTGCCCAATCCCCTGCACGGTTCCACAATGCGGAAGGTGCGATATAGCACGGGATCGCGTCGATCTCGCCGCAGTACATATTGCCCCACTCCTTACGGGCATCGGGCGACACGGCGCCGCGTGCGAGCATGGACTGCGCATAATTCGAGCCGCCGATCAGTACGCCTTTCGTGGACAAAAGCGAAGCACGGAACGAGGGACGCATAATAATCTCGCGCTCCTCGAACGGGAATGCCTGAATACCGTTCTCCTCGTCGCCGTCGTCGAGGATGGTGGATGCGTCCTGTACGGCCTCGTAGAACCCGCCCGACGCGGGAAGCGCGACCGCAATGCCCGTCCATGCTTTGGCCGTATTTGCCGCATTGTAACGGTCTGCGAGCTGATACGCCATCGTCGAACCGTTGATTTCCGTTGCAACGCGCCCGCCGATATTCTTCGTGGTTTCGTCGAAAATATTTACGGGACACATATCCTGCTGCACTTCGGGCAGGTCGAACACCTGATCGAATACATGCAAGAGATTAAGATCATACTCGATGACCGTGGGGATCTCTGCCGCACCCGAATTGAAGAACTTGCCGTTCGTGGATGCGCCCAGCGTACGCGCGCTTGCGGTCGTGGGCGGCACTTTCATCATGCGCAGGGTGGAAACATTCGTTTCTTCCTGCTGCGTTACGCCGTACCCGTTCTTGTGAACGAGATTGACGAAAATATTTTCCTTCACCTGCTTTGCCGCCAGCACTTGCGTGGCGGTATCGTTTACGTTATAAACCATCTGTCCCATAGCGTTTTATATCCTCCTTAATTTCCGCTTAAGATATGTTCTTTGAGTTCGTCGGCGCTCATGTCTTCCATGGATCTCCTTTCGCCGAATGCTCTGCCTTTGTATCCGAAGTTCTCCGCCTGTTTTGCGGTAAACTCCTCCATCCGCGCTTTCAACTCTTCAAAGCCTTTCAGCGCTTCTTCGAGGGCGCTTATGCGCTCTGCGAGTTTGGCCGTCACTTCTTCTCCGTTCTCGGCTGTCTGCGTATCTTCTATAGGAACTTCCGCTGCTTCGTCCGCCGCTTCCGCTCCTTCCGATTCCGCGATACGCTCTTCTGCCGGTTGCGAATCCTCGTTGCCGTCCAGATGTTCCTGCTCGCCGACGCTCTCGTCCTCGACGTCCTTTTCCGTCTGGTCCTCCGTGCCGTTTTCTTCGCCCTTTTCCTCGATGTGCTCTTCTGCCTCGGCGATCTGTGTTTCGTCCTCGGTATCGGGCTTTTTCAACCCTTCAAGGACTTTCGACTTTTCGTCGTCGGAGAGTTGCGCAAAGAGTTTCATGACTTCTTCGGCCGTTGCCTTTCTTCCGAACATTGCCATTGTCCTACTCCTTTTCTTTTTTTAACGATCGTTTTCTTTGCTCTTACAGTTTCTATATCCGTATTTTGCCACCCTACTTTCTGCTGAGCAGATTTTAAATGATACGCCGATATATCTCCTGCGCGCTTACCCCTGCGCCGAGCCTGATTCGGGGTCATATATGAAAAGACACGCCGTTGCCTTGTGGTCGCCGTGCCTCTCGCTATATCAACTTTGTCCGCGACGGATAATACGCGCGGTTATGCCGTTTTGAAAACTCTATATATGCCTGATTCGCCGCTATCGCTTTACGTCTTGCCTCCAAATAGCGGTCACGGTCGGTATCTTTATTTTCTACTGCAATCGCCCGCCACTTGCGCACATCCGCTTCCATGCGGCGCTGTGTCTGGGTGATGTCGTATTCCTTCCGCTCCTCCGCAGCGTTCGGCTTGGGAAAGCGGTAACCGCTTTTATACGCTACAAGGAAATGCCGACAGTTGAAGCCGAGCAAGCCGTTCTTATACGTCTTCCCTGCCTTCGTCGTATAATAGATATCCGTGGCGTTTTCCAGCGGCTGGTAATGCCGCCCGTCGTCCGTCGTTCCGCTTGTGCCGTCCAGCGAATATACGTGTCCCTGCCAAGGCATACACCGTTCGGAACAATCGGCGTGCGTGGAGCAGATGACCAGCCTCACGCCCTGCCGCTTTAAGTCTTCAACACTATCTTGCTGCGCCTGATACCTGACTTCCATCTCCGCGCGGTTGCGCAAAGTATTACGGCCGCTCACGTCATCGGGATCTCGCGCCTGTTGTTTTGCAAGACGGTCAAGCGCGGGCTTTACGTTCTGTTCCACGTAGTCCTTTGAGAACTTCTGTAACGGGCTTCCTAACAGCCGTGAGCGGTCAAACCCTGCCTGTTCGAGTGTTTGCCTTGCCTGTTCCGTTTGTGCCCTTGTAGGCTTGATTTCGCGCCCTGTGAGCGTTTTTCCGTTCAACAGAAAGAGCGCCGCCAAAAGCGGAAGCTGCCAACCGAAAGATATGCGCAGTTCCTGAAATTGCGCTGTATAGAACCGCAACAAACTCTGACGCGCGGCGACCGCGAGTTCGGGGATATGTATCTGCCGTTCCGCTTCGGAAATATGTTTAAATACCTTTCTGTCGATCTCGGCTTTCGGCGTCTGTCGGAAGAATTCCTCTTTCACCGTCTGCCTTATCTTTGTTTCCGCTTCTTCCACCGCTATCGCTTGCAGATTCAGCGGACGGTCGGCTATTATCATCGCGATACCTCATATAATCTTCCTCGGTGTCGATATACTGTTGATTTTGCTCCTGTTCTACGAGTTTATAATCCTCTTCGTTCTGCTCCTCATCGTCGTCGTAGTTAAAAGCATGGTGCGCTTTCTTTTGTGAAATGAGCCCCGCGCTGACCGCTTGGGAAAGAGTATCTACGAGGACCGATATATTCGTCATACCCGAGCGCGACCAACGCACCTCGATGTCGTCCTTGTACCCGTAGTAGCGCAAAACAGTTTTCAACATCTCATTGATGGGTGATTCGAACCTGCGGCGGGCATTCTCCACAAACAGCGTCGTCGCGTTCTCTTCCGCGCTCACTTCCCTTGCCGTACGGTTACTGCCGTCCTGCAAATAACTCGCGAGCGTAGAAACTGAAATGCCTATGCTTGTGGCGATACATTCGAGCAACATATTGCGCGCCTCTTTCCATTCCGAGGCACGGAGTTCGAATTGGATTGCTTCGGGCTTCTGCTGGTCGGTGTTCATCGTTTCGATCTTTGTATACAGAAAATCATCCAGCCCCGCATTCTGCGCCCCCGTCGTTGCCTGCGGAGATTGCAGTGCTTTTGGCACGAGCACCCGCCCCCGCGCCAGATACATATCCGTATTGAAACAGGTATTATAGAAGTCGTACTCATACAGATACGTCAGAATATTCGCGAGCAGGCTTTCGCCCAAGCCTACCTGCGGCACGTTGGATATGTCATCCGAACCAAGCATCAGATAGCAGCCGAGATCGGAAAAACAGTTCATCGCCTGCGGCTTATTTAAGTCGAAATCATACTCCGCTTTGAACGCCTCGCGCACATTCCTCGGCAGATCTTCCCATTTGATGAAATTATCGTTGATATCCAAGTATTGTATCTGTACCGATGAATCATATATCTTGTACTCGACTACCGGAATTTCATCGCCGAACATGCCTACTTTTTCAAAACGCCGCTCTTCGATCAGGCAGTATTTCTTTTTGTCCCCGCCTTTGCTCGGAGTCGTACTGTCGTAGAAGGACAAAACGCATACGACCTTGCGTATCTTGCCGTTGCCCGTCTTGTCGAGATAGAACCTGTCGGCACGCAATGCATCCAACCAAAGTTCACCATTCGCTTTGTTTAGTTTCAAAAGAGAAAAGCCGCCCGCAAAGGCGTCTTTTATCGATCGCTTTATCTTACCCTTGAAATTGACGTCGAGCGACCATTGATTCGCAATGAAATTCATTGCCGAACCGATAGGCTTTCCGTCTTTCGTCGTATAACTTGTCGGCTTTCGGGCGTTCGCAAACATCACGTTACCGCCGAAAACGCTGTCCGCCGCACGGTTGACGATCGTCGTCCCGATCCCTGTGGATAACAGTCCGTATTGCCCGCCGTGTACCCATGGAACGTATCCGTCATACCAATACAGCCATAACCTTACCCAATTCTGATAAAACGTGCGATACGAGGCGGGAATAAGCGTATAAAACGATTCGTTGCTCACCCATTGCCAGCGTTTTTGATTCGCCAACACTGAGAGCGCAAGCCTCGGTTGCTCGCATGCAAGCGCGTTATTCGTTTCGTTTGTCATCGTCTCCTCCTTCCGCTGCGCCTGTTATCATGTACCGCAAAAGCCTGTTCATTTCGGACACCTCCGCAAGAATGCCGACCATGATATTGAGCGCCGTGCCGTAAAAATTCATCTGTATGCGTTTATGCCGCGTGTTTTCAGTCAGCGCCGCTCTGCCTTTCACGCCGTGCGCTTTTGTACTCGCATCCGCTTTTTCGTTTTTTGCACGGTATTCTCCTTCGGATAATTCCACGTCTTGCATGAGTGCTTTCTTTACTTCTTCTTTCAAATTATCAGTCATATGCCATACTCCTTTTCGGCAGATATAAATTATCGGGATTATTGAAATACACGTTTGCGCCGTAAGTCAGCGCGTCCGTATAGTCGTTCGGGATTTCGGGGTCGAGCTTATAATTCTTCCACACAACGCTTTCGAGTTGAAACACCAAAGGTTCGGTATCCGCAGTCGTAGTCATCCATCGATTGGAATAGAAATCATAATATCCGCCGAAGTCTACAATCTTGATCATGTTTTTCGCAAAGCAGTTATTCACGACCGAGTTGTTTTGGATGATGTTCTTGCCCGTAAAACCTTTTACGATATGGTAACCGTTTACATTGTACCGAAGTTGCGTCACAAGGTCTGCCGATGCACAGTCGATCGCAAAATAACTTCCGACGCCCTCTCCGTACACGTCGTACTTTTTGCACATCTCCTCCACGTACACATTTATCATATCGGCTATCTGTGACGGGGCAAGGCTCACGCCCGTTTGCAGCGGGTCATAATAAAACCGCTCCAATACATATCCGCGCCCGTTGCTGTATATTGCGATCGGGACGATACCTGTACTATCGTGCGTGATTGCGCCGTCGCCGCCCCAAATAATATAGCAGAGCCTTTGCCCTGCTACTTCTTTGCGCCACTGTTGGACGCCGATATAATGTCTGTCGCGTTTGAACTGTCCGTATGCTCCGCCCGCCAGTTCGTCCAATTCTCCCAAATACAGAAACTTGTACATGAGAGGATTATATTTCCGCTCGTTCTCGATTTCTTCCAACGTTACTTTCGAAAGGTATTTGCGGATATTCATGTAATTGGCGTCGATGAACTCATACACTCCTGCAAAGCGGTATTTCCTGCAATAGGCGTTCCACCAATGCGCCTTGACCATTTCGGGGTTTCCGGCAAGAACGATCCGACTTTTAATGTTCGGGTCGACCGAACGCACAAATGTTGCGATCGCTTGCCGAAGCGACTGCTCGTCTTTCAATTGCTGCGCCTCGTCACAGATGATAAGCGATATCTGATTTAAACCTTTAAAGCCTTTGGAACGGCTGTAATCGCTGCCGCCGATGCCTTTGAAATAAATCGTATTGCCTTTTCGCGTCTTGATGCGAAGCGGGCTTTTCAGCGCTATATAGAAGTCGGGAACGCCTGCGGTCTCCGCATAAGCGATGATCTCGTTGTAAAGACTGTCTTCCAACGAATTGTAATGCGCTCTCGTCACGACAATATCGTGGTGCGGATACTGATTGGCATAGATATAGACCAATTGGCCGAGCGCATAGGATTTCCCGGAGATTCGCGGCGAATACATGATGCAGGTCGTTTTATCGGTCGTAAGTAACTTATCGTACGGTTTGGCGATTTTAATCTCCTGTTTCATCGTCCGCCTCGCTCGCGTCTTCCGATAGTACAACTATCTGGGTTACCGCATCATCTTTCTTATCATCTTCACTTTTATCCATAATCGTGTCTTTGATCGCTTGAAATGCCTTTACATTCCCTTGGCTCGCCTGTTGTACCATCGCCGCCACAATTGCCGTCTGTATCGTCATATCTTCATCGGCGTCGATACCAATTTTTTGAAGGTTTTCTCTCAGCGACACGCTTTTCAAAGGCATTGAAAGTAACAGTTCGAATTCTTCTTTTAAAGCCTTTTTTTTACGTCTTGCTACACCGCTTGCCTTACCGCCGTTTTTCCCTCTTTCTCTTGCTTCGCTCTTGGTTCGTGCAGGTTTTAAGTTGTCATCTTGCTTTCTTGGCACATCGCCTCACTCCCTTGATTTTTGTATAATAAAAGCGCTCCGCCTTTCGGTTTTGCGCTTCGCTTTATTTTGCTTGTTTACAATCTTTTACGATACCATTATAGCATAGGGGAACGGACGAAAATGCCAAAGTTTTTGGCATTTCAAAAAAGTTTGTATTCTTTTGCCCATAAATAAGCCACTTGTGCGATTTCCTCCATCCAGTAGGTATAAGTACTGTTTGCTATCCCAATTCTGTTGCAAATTGAAAATCTTCCCATTTTTTTTATGTACCGCAATCTGATCAGTTCGTCTTTATTCGTCCATAAAAATCGCTCAAGCGTTTTTTCGAATACTAATGCCCATTTCCATGCAGCCTCTTCCTTGCTTATTGCCGCAAGTACTTTACTTTCAATCCCGTTTTTCTGCGAAGTCTGCACCCGGTCCCTTGAATAATCCACAGCGAACCCGTCCAACGCATGCGAGGCGACGTATTCTGCCGCCATTTGCTTATTGTTCTTGTAATTATAAAACTCTCTCTCGATCTGCCGCCTCTGCGATTTATTCATGCTTCTCCTTTCATACCCGGCACCCGCGCGGAGATGCCGAGCCTCTACCGATTTTTGGGAGTTACCTCCGTTTTTTATTTCACAACCGCCGCGCCGTGTTGCGTCACTTTAAGAGTTCGGGATTATCGTGGATGTTGCCGATGACCTCAATATCTTTTTCAAACCACAAAACATAACCCGTCTCCCAATCTTTTACGATGAAAGCAGAAGATTTCGGCTTATATTCGATTTGACCTATATCATCGAAACGATCTTTTATAATATCCCCCTCAAATATCTTCTTGCCGTTCTTGTCCGTCAGTCCTGTGTACTGCCCTACGGTTTCTGGGTCAATATCGTATCTGTCTCCCATTCCCGTATTCTCACTGATTTCCCAAACATTCATAATATCTGTCGGAGTTAACAAGTCGCCGTATATCCACTCGCCATTATCAACCCGCTTTCCTCTGAATAAAATCTCTCTCATCTTAAAACCCTCTGTTTCCTTATTCTGAAAACACATAAATTTTATTATCTTTTATGCAAATCTCGGATATGGTGCAATTCTCAATTTTTAAGTCCAAACATGAATTAAAAACTCGAAAAGCATTTCCTTCTATTGTTTTATTTTTATTATGAAGCCTTACGATCTGATTTGTTTTTAAAGTATAGAAGAAATTGAATATACTCATCTCAAAATCCTCCAATCGTTCGCTTTCTTCCAATCCACGAACTCCGCGTCTATGTAATGCGTTCTCTTGCACTTCGGACACACAAGCTTATCCTTGCTGTCCAGCGTTATCTTCCTGCCCGTCAACTTATGACCGCAGGGACATTCAAACGATTCTGCTTTCATCTCTCCTCTCCTTTCAGTTCTGCAAGCCGTGCTTCGGCGGCTTCATGGGTTAAGAATACTGTTTTGCCTATATCCTCGATTTCAAAATACCCCTCGTCCCAGCATTCAGTAAGTTCGGAACTTCCATCATACTGTACCCATTCATAAGTAATGTGACCATTTGTGAAACGTATAACTTCTATTTCGGCTTCTATGCGGCTGCTATTTTGTGGCGCACCTGCCAAATAAACAAGGTCACCCACTTTTACAGGCAACTCCACCGACTTTTCCAACCTCTCACGCAGGGCGGCGTTTTCGGTTTTGAGTTCGGCAATCACTTTATCCATTTCTGAAATCAAATGATTTACTTCATCTACCGAATATACTTTTACATCCGTCATTTCCCTTCCTCCGACAAATCTTTTTCGGCTTGCTCAATAAGTGTCTCTTTCCAACGCTTTGAACACTCTACATAAAGACCTCGTTCGCTACATTTCGGAAATATTTCCTCGAACATAGGGCACGAAGAACAAGATAAAGTATCTGCTTCCGTACGATATTCATAAGCAAGTTCTGTCGCTTTATCCAACGCCCTCTCCGCCACTTCCGCGCGATGTTTCATTTCTTCATATTTTAGAAAGCCTGCTTCTGCGGCGGCTTCCGCAACAAGTTCAGCGGCTCTCGCGCGGTGTATTGTAAACGCAAGTTCATTCTTAAAAACGAATGATTTGCGCTCTGCCTCTTTTACGTCGCCTATCCCCGCCTCGATAAGAGCATCGGCTATTTCAATAGCCATAGAATTATCCAACGGCTCGGCATGTACACCCTGCAAAATAATTTCCACAATCTTCTTTTTCAGTTCGTCGTTGTTCATTCTTCCACCTCAAAACGGGATTCCCTCATCATCGTCGAACTCTTCCATCGCCGCTTTCTTTTTCGGCTCGTCATTCGCCTTCTGTGACAAGAACTCCACTTCCTCGACAACCACTTCGGTAGCCGTCTTCTTTGCCCCGTCATTGCCCTCGTACTGCCTCATTTCGATATGCCCCGATACTGCGACCTTTTTCCCTTTCGAACAGTACTGCGCTATGGTATCCGCCAACCCTCTCCATGCCTTGCAGTTGAAGAAGTCGGTTTCCTGTTCCCCGTCCTTCGCATATCTCCGTTTCACCGCGATGCAGAAATTACACACAGATATCCCGCTTTGCGTTTCCTTCAATTCGGGGTCTTTTGTTAAGTTGCCGATTAAAAATACCTTGTTCATGTTTTCTCCTAAAAATATAATTCTTTAATTGTCTTACCGTCTCTTCGGGGCACATAGTTCATAAAATCACACGAGCGATACAATAACCGATTGTTAGCCCACCTTTGCAAATCTCTTAATATCTGCGGCGCCGTATGCTTTCGGTAAATTCTTATATCAGGCGAAAAGCCTGCCTCTTGCACCATGTTCACTCGGTATAAATCTTCTTCGATTGTAGTATTAAAGTTCGTCAGGATATATACGATCGCGTTTCTATCGCTCGTGCCGACTATCTCTTTATAAGTACGGAGTCCTCGTATGATCGCCTTTTCGTTCTTCATGAAATCAAACGCAAAATGCACGGTTTTAATTTTTATTCTTTTGAGGGCGTCTGCCACGTCTTCCGTGATAAACCGCGCGTCCAGTCCTTGGGTAAAATCTACCTTGGCTTTACTGTCTGCAAGTTGATTAAGTAACTCTATCCTGTCTTTACAGGCAAGGATATTTGCGTCAAGGAGAACGATCTCTTTCTGTCCGTTCCAAAACTCGGAGAGGTCCGCAACCTTTTTACTGCACATTCCCTCTTTCTTTGAAACAATGCAAAAATCGCAGTTGTTGCAGCAGCCCCTCGTGAGAAAACCAAACGCTTTCCCTTTCGTAAGATCAGGGTAGAGGGAATAGTCAGGATAGATATGTTCTATCTCGTCGGGTAAGTTCGGGTCGCGGTCTTTATGGTAGACTTCTCGCCCGTTCTCGACCGTGATCGCAAATCCCGTACCTCCGTAAACGATCTCATCTGCCTGTAAAGCAAAGTCAGATATCTTTGAATACTCATCGCCGAATACTTTCGAAACATAGATCTTGTCGTAATGTTTCAGCGGTAACACAAACTCAACGCCATCCCCTTGCCGCTTGTGCCATGCCGATAGTTTCATTAAGGCGAGATTGGGAAAGTTATGCCCGTCCACGTCATACAATCCGATTTGCATTTTTCTCCTCTTCGTATATTTCCGCTATACCTTCCATCACGTACATCGCGCAAGGCAACGCCATTCCGTTTCCCCACATCTTGTATTCGGGCGCGTCCGAGTGCGGGACGTCCGCGCACCACCAATCAGGCATTCCCTGCAGTCGGCAACATTCCAACGGCGTCAGCCGCCGCACTATGTATTGCGATTCCCTGCCGATAACCATACCCATCTCTTTACTCGTTTGTAAAGTCGGACTTTCGTTTACGCTATAACTTATCCCTGCGGTTTTTCCTGCTTGCGGAGAGAATCCTGCGCAGACCAAACACTCGCTTCCGCCTCCGTAAATCCCTCCCGATGCCTTGATCGTTGCGCTTTGTTGCGTTTCCGTATATTTGTCATATGCGTCCTGACCAAAGAACACCACGCAACTCGTCGGACTTCCCGCTCTCAAAGTCGGACTTCCGTTCTCCGTATAAGCTATACTCCCCGCCTTGCTTCCGTTCAAATGATTGAATCCGTTCGCTTCGTATATCTTTCCATCTGCTGCTTGAGCGCCGTTTCCAAGATCTCGGGCAACTTCTTCCCGCGACGCTCGGCCCGACGCAAAACTCCTTCGCAGGCCCGCGCGCTTAAATAGTATTTCTCCGGCGCGTTCTCCTCCAAAATCTGCCACAAGCCAGATTCTTCGGCGACGCTGGGGCACTCCCCAAAATCTTGCGTCCAACACCCGCCAAGCGACGGAATACCCGTTTCCCACGATAAGGCCTGCGGTATTCCACTTCCAGTTCTTAGGTCGAGGTATTGCGGCGTTACCGTCTTTGATCTTACACATCTCTTCGAGCACGACTCTGAAGTCTTCTCCTTTGTTCGAACTGAATGCCCCGGGAACATTTTCCCATACGGCAAATCGGGGTCGAACAGGCTCATCTGTCCCGGTACTTGTTTCATCCCGCATCTCCTTTATGATCCTTATGGCTTCCATGAATAAGCCACTCCTTTCTCCGTCCAGTCCCGCACGCTTTCCCGCTATCGACAGATCCTGGCACGGGCTGCCGAACGTTATGACGTCTACTGGCTCGATCTTCCTTCCGTCTATCTTCGTAACATCTCCCAACTGCTTTACGTGCGGAAAACGCTTTGCCGTCACTTTCAACGGAAACGACTCGATCTCGCTGCTCCACACGGGTTCTATCCCGCTCAGCTTTGCCGCATACGGCATCGTCCCCGCTCCGTCGAACAAACTCCCCAATTTCGCCATCCTTCCTCCTAAAACGGGATACTTCCCACCCGTTCCAATCTATGGCTCTTGCCTTTCAGTTCAAACTTTCTCGTAGACATCTGGGCGATGCGCTCTACCGTGTTCCGCATGATGCCCCGTTCTGTCACAAGTTGCTCCAACGTGTAATTGCTCGTGAAGATCGTCGGCTTTTGACGAATGTATCTTCCGTCTACGATCTGATACAGTTTATCCTGCGCAAAGTTTGCCGCGTCTCCCGACTTCGGATACTTCTTCATTCCGACGTTAATCAGCACCAACAGTTCCGCGTTTATGTATTTCATGACGATGCCGTGGTCCGATATCCGTTTGGTGTACGCTTCCTTGACCTCCGACAGAATCTGCTCGAAACTTGCAAACAAAACCTGCTTCCCCGCGTCCAGAAGAAGATTCGCGACGCATGCCGCCAATAGTTCTTTCTCGTCCGTGCTTTCTCCGAACAGGTATATCCCGTAGCCCTGCTTCTCCACTCTGTCGAAATGTATGGCGAAATTCAGACAGGAACTATGCACCGCTTCGTTTTCCTTCGATACGACGTAGCTGTCGAAATCCGCTTTACGGTAGATACCTTCCAATCCCGAATACTGTTTTAACTCTGCGATCCTGTCGAACTTCTCTTCTTCACGTTTCCTGCACTTGCACGGACAGGTCAGCCAACGGTTCGCCTGTTTAAGCAAGAACATCACAGGCGCTTCGCAAATCTTACACCGGGCTAATCCGTCTTGCCCGATAAAAACGTTCTCACGGTTTTTTGCAAGTTGCTTCGCATACGCCGCCTTGTCGTTCGGCCGCCAGAATTTTTCCATTCCGTTTCCTAACGGTTCTAAGTCAGATATCCGTTCCATGTCTCCTCCTACTCGTACTCGATATCTCCCAACCCCGTGGCATCGTAGTCCTGCGGGGAGTACCCTGTTTCTTCCTTCTCCCAATCGTCGTATGCTCCGTCCATGATCTCGGCATAGTGCTCGATAAAGAAACTCAATGCTTTCTGCTTTTGAAGAAATCTTTTAGATTGCTCAACTTTTTTAGATAATTTTTCCCAGTTGATAGCGCTGAGTTTTCCTCCGCTGTAATTTCCTATGGCGTTGGAATTGATTTTCCAACGTTGTAAAAACCTTTCCAAAGGTGTGGGTAATTCACTCGTCTTACCTTTCGCTTTGTTTTCCCCCCATACCCCCTTTTCATTTACATTCACATTTACATTAACATTTTCATTTACATTTACATTATCATTTACATTGGGGGTTTTGTTGGGGTTATTTTGGGGATTGGTTGGGGTTTCCATGGGGTTTTCTTGGGGTTTTTCTGGGGTTTCCGAGGGTTTTTCTTTGCGTGGTCTTCCACCCAGCGAACCATACTCGGCAGCCTTTTTTCCATTATCAAACTTGCGATTATTTGCGTCGATTTGAGGTCTTATCAACTCAAAAAAAGCCAAATCCACACCTTCTAAATTAGGCTCCGTTCCTTCCAACGCATAGTCTAAAACGCTGTCTAAAATCTTCAATCGCATTTCATCGGGAAGGGCTTTCAATGCCTTTCTATAACTACCGTAAAATATGAAACTTTCTCGCACCTCAAACCTCCTCTATCTCGACCTCTACGAAGTCAATATCGCTGTCCTCAAAATCGTCTGTAAAGCCTTTCACGTACTTTCTGCTGTCCTTGGGTATCACGCCTTGTTTCTGTAATGCGTTGAAGATGAATTTCTTTGCGGAACAGATATTGTCGGGATCCCTGCGATACGTTCTCTCATGCCAGACGAACCTGTATCGGCAAGGTTTATCCGTAGGCTTTAACAAACCTTTCTGCATTGCGCTGCGGATAAACCATCCGATCGTTTCGTCGACGTCTGCCTTCATCTTCGCGCCGCGGAACTTGTTCGCCCGGCACGCATCCTGATATTCGTTCAGGCTCGGCAGTTTCGCTTTAATCAACAGCTTCATTGTTTTATCCGACGATCTCACCCGTTTCGGCATCGGCCTTGTTTCCGTTCTCATCCTCGAAGATCTCGTTCGACTCATCCAGGATCTCTCCCGATTCGTATCTCATGAACCGATCGTCGCTCGAAATAGCCTGTTCCACGAATTCAGAACGGATCGGGGCGTATTTGAGTACCTGCTTCAAACACGATTTTTTTGCCATCGCATCGAAATTCGTCTGCCAAGGCCCAGAACCGAATGATTTCGAATATTTCTGCCCGTACTTCTTTGCGTCGTCCATCGTCATTACGAAAAAGTTCTTCCCACCGTTTTTCAGTTCAAACATTGCGTAATATGCAATGGGATCGCCTCTGTCCCCGTCCAACTTCGGTCTATGTATCAGTTTCGGTTCGAAGCCGAGTTCGTAGAC